TAGTTACATTTGGACCAAGCTGCATCATTGGAGGTTGTGGTTGTTGCACTTGATCTTCAGGTTTTTGTTGTTGATTAATAGTTGGAAAACCACCTACCTGAAACTTTTGTACTGCACCACCACGTGCCATAGTCATAGCTGCTTGTTTAAACTGATCCATCTGTGCTTGTTTGTCAGGATTTTGATTAAGGTATTCTTGAAAGCCAGACATGTCACCAGTATAACCCAGTGTACCTGCAATTCGTTGCATGGCATTTGGTTTAAAACCACCGAATGTAGGATTTTTAATTTGATTAATCATATCTATGCCTTACTATTTTAATGTCATCCAGACTGCACCTGCTATAAAAGTCAGTACGCCTACTGTTGCTATTTTTACAATGGTATTCCATATACCTTTACGAGTATCACGCCATGCTTCTAGTAAGCTACGCATCTCAGTTATATCTTTGTGTGCGTCATCATCTAGCAGTCCAATAGAACGTAAAGCTTCCTTTGCCCCACGTCTTGCTGCACGATCTAGCATAGCTTCTAGTTCATCAGATGTTAGCTTAATGTCCGACATGGCCTAACTCTTATGGTTTAGTAGGCCAATCGGCAGCTTCTAGGTGAGGCCAGTTAGCATGGGTAGTGATGTCACGTAGTGCTTGACGGTAAGCTGTTTGTTCAGCAGTCATAGTCAAGTCAGATGATGCCCACCAATCAGTTTCAGCAATCAAGCGATCACGTTCATTGCGATTACTTTCTGCTGCATCACTGTCAAGACGTGCTTGATATGCTGCTTCATGTTCTGCTTTAGTAGTTGTAACACCATCTTCTGTGGTGTCACTGAACATATCAGCTATTTCCCAAGCCTCAACCCAGTTGCCTAAGCTGTCCTGTACGACACCATTGCGGCGTACTGATTGATATGCACCAATACCTTCTGTAGGTTGAGGTGCACGTAGCACAGGGTCTACATTAAGTGCGTCAAACACGTTAGTGCTCCACACTTTAGGCATAGACATGTTAGGGTTTTCCTTGCGGAGTTGCCCCTGTGATTTAAGTTCGCCTGTTGTGCGATCACGATATTCAGTCATTAGTTGATACTCCTTTTATGACCTTGAGTTATGCTGCGATTGCATAGAAAATATAAGTTCTGCCGCTTAGGTTCATATCACCACCAGCACCTGCTGGCACGCTAAATCCCGCAGAATATGGATCTATTCTATCTTGTGAGCTACTTATTCCACCAGCACTTTCCATTTCAGTAAAGCTATCATTTCCAGATGCAATGCCATTGCCAAAAGCTGTATTATACATTTGCCACGACCCCGCATGAGAAGAACACTTGACCATTACCCAGCTTGCGCCATTGGAAAACCCGCAATCAACATTGATGTCAGAACCAGTACCCGTGTAAATACCCACCTTAGAGACACCAGCAAGTGTGGCAAAAAGATATGCAACATAATTTTCATTATTCGCATTTATATCTGGATCGGCAATAATAGAAAAAGTTGTATCTGTCGGTTGCGATGGAAAATATGCTTGACTTACCGCACCAGTAGTACTATTTAATAGTAGTCGTTGCGTTGTAGAGGTATTACCCGATCCCGTGGGTAAAGAAGATGTCCAAGACCGTGCATTATCACGACTTTTAATCCAAATTAATTCAGGGGCAACACCAAGACTATGAGATATAATATGGGGGTTTGCTCCGTTCCCGATGTAAGGAACGACATCAAAAAAATGAGGCGCACGTTTCCATGCTTGGTATCCAATTAAGTCAACTTGACTATTAATATCTGTTGCGGCCCCCACTTGGACATGATTTTGAGCCTCATTAAAATGCACGGCATCATTGTAACTATACGCTGTATTGCTATTGGTTGCGAATGTTCCACTGCCAAGCGCTCTTGTGGCTACATAATGATCCTTTGAACTTCCAGATGGCTTGATAATGCACATATCAGGAGAAAAGCCAAAACCAGCATTGCTGTTAGTTGTGGTATTGTTTGAGATATTATTTGGTTGCCATCTTGTGCTACCAGATGCAGATAAATTTTGACTTACATCAAATACATCAGATGCACTTTCTGGTATGGCAGTCCCACGGCGTATGGCAACATAAATATATGTACCGCTGTTCCATGTATCACTTATTTCTGTTCTAAACCCTGTCGCCGTTGGGTCTAGCCAATTTTCTGTGCTATTTTCAAAAGAAGTGGTGTTGGGGAACAAACGATTGTCAAACCTTGAGGTGAAACCGCTCATACTGTTAAAAATAACCCAGTTTCCATTACCTGAAGTTTTCTTAAACAATAACCATTGCGGCTCAAAACCTACATTAATTTCAGCTTCACTTCCTGTTCCTGAATAACTCCCACACTTGATAATGTCCTGATCCCCTGTAGGGCCGAAATTACCGTCACCATCGTTGTGGGCGAATAGGTAGGCTATATAAGTTCTACCAGAGATATTTAGGTTACTTCTTACAGTGAAGGATGACGTTGTAGGATGTGTATATGTCCAATAGTCGCTAGTAAAAGCGGATGTAGTGCTATGAAGCATAGCAACATAGTTTGCATCATTCGTACCATTGTTCATTCTGCGGTGATACACGTTCCAATCATTCGTACCGTTAGTCTGCTTAACGAGCATCATGCCGACAGTATGATCTAGGTTATGTGAAATCGTTCTGTCGCCAGTGCTGTCGCCGTTCCAAGTAACAATGTCAAAAAACTTGGGGGTTTTTCTAAATGTGAAAGCCACATGATCCTTGCCACTATTATTCTCTGACGTAACATTGCTTCCAACGGTAAATCCGCTAGTCGTGAAATTGGTTAAACCCTGACCACCACCTGCCGTAGCTTGCCCACCTGTGGTATTGCTGTGAATGTAATTTCTCACACCCCTAGTCGTGTCGTAAAGTGCATGGTTGTCAGAAAAATCTCTACCTTTCAGCCAAACCAGACCGCCTTCGGTACTCAAATCAATATTGTTAGTTATTGTTAATGAGGAGCCTGTTCCGTGATATAAATAGCTGCTGAATAATTCTTCTACGTTTGTACCACCACCACCTGCTGCAGACATCATTAACTTTTTAATGTTACTCATTCTATGTTATCCTAAGTCTAAACCTGCTGTAAAGCCATACCATGTAGTACCACCATCATGTGTGTAGAACACAAACTGATCTACTGCAGAGGCAGTGCTTGTAAGTTGAGGTACACCAGAGGCTGCATACTGATCTGCATTAGGCCAAATAATAGCACTAGGCCATGTTACAGTATAACCACTAGCACTTGCATCTTGTACAATCTTCAGTGAGAAACCATAAGCTGTACCACTTGCAGGTGGGTTGCTGATTGTAAATGTGGTGTTCTCCGTTAGTGTATGGCTGAATACGTTACCTGCTTCACAGTCAATCGTAGTTGCATTACTTGATGATGTTACAGCAGCAAATGTTTCATTGTAAGATGTTACCACAAGTTCGCCATCAATGTCAACATCACCTGTGTAACTTTCTAGTGCGAAGTCAGTAAGTTTACTATCAAGTTGTGTCTGGATGTTTGACGTTACACCGTCTACATAGTTAAGTTCTGTAGTACTCGCAGTAATACCATCAAGAGTGTTTAGTTCTGCAGTTGTTAAAGTTGCACCATCAAGGATGTTTAACTCCGTACCTGTTGCAGTTACTTCTGTGCTATCAAGAGTAAGACCTGTAGTAGTAATAGTTATGTTAGAAGAACCGTCAAAGTTAGCTGCACCTGATGTTACACCTGCAATAGTGATGGTACGTGCAGTTGTAAGTGTATCTGCCGTATTTGCAACAATAGAACCTGAACCTGTTAGAGTACCATCAACTGTAAGATTACCCGTAATTGTACCATTACCTGATACAGCTAAAGTTCCCACATTTGCAGTATCAATAGAGCCAGTATCAATGTAAGCAGTGCCATCAATATAGGCGTTACGCCACTCAGAACCAACGGCACCAAGATCGTAAGAGTCATCAACAGAAGGAATAAGACTTGAAGCAATATCCGCATTTACTGTCACCGTATCTGAAGCTGCATCACCAAGTGTTGTGTTACCGTTAACTGCAAGAGTACCTGTAAGTGTTGTGTTTGTTGATACAGATAGTGTACCTGTGATTGCAGTTGAACCTAAACTAACTGCACCTGTAGATGTAATAGAACCATCTAAGTTAAGATCACCTGCTAGATAAGCATCTTTATATTTCAGGCTAGATGTACCAAGGTCTACAGTGTTTGTAGTTTTAGGGCGTAGTACAGAGGCTGTAGCTACAACATCCTGTGTTGGTCCAATGACTTCAATAGGCGCACCTTCTGATGTAGTGCCATCGTGAGTATGGCCCGTACTAGCATTAAATGCTGTTTCAATAGCATTGAACTCGTTGTCAAGATCATCGGCATCAATAACATTACCGTTAGCAATATTATTACCTGTATCTGCTCTTACGTAACCTGTACCCATAAGCTTTCCTTACTTCCTATTGTTTTCAGCAAATTCAAGTATTGCTGTATCTAACAAAAATGCTGAATTAGAACTGTCATCTTCTATTCTTAGTGCCACTGTATTACCTGAACCTACAATGTTATTGTTAAATGATTGTGTACGAGGTTCTCCGTATGCAGTTGTACCATATACTGCTAAGTTATTACCGAAGAAACCACCGCCACCTGCGTCTGACACAATTGATATTGTTGCAGGTTGTATTTTGTTTTTATCATTTTGATTATATCTAAGATTACAGTCAATATTAATTGCACCAAATGGTTTAATATATAGATCAAGTTTATAAAATGTTTTACGTTTCTGTGGATCGGTAACTGGCATAAATGGTGATTCATATATAGCTACAACATTGTCACCATCACGGGATGTGCCACTTTCCATACGATACACATAACCGTCATTGTTTGAAAAGATTACATATTCGTTGTCACCAATGTATTGTGAGTCAGCAATATAAACTTTGTAGCCCTTTGTTTCAGCCCACTGAAAACCTGTACCACCTTGGTCAATAAACTTAGTAGCTAGTACACCCTTAGCAATGCCAACTTTTTCACCATTCACATAACCAAACATACGGTACTGTGCTTTACCACGAATTACTGTACTAGAAAAACTTCCTGCATAAGACTGAAGTTCATTTACAGTAGGGCGTATATTCTTTGATGCAACGTCAATACCAAAGTCACCAATACGTTCTGTTGAGCTTAGTGTACGTAGTCCGTCTGGACCAAGGAACATAATATCAGAACCAACTTCTTGAATTGTATCAGCACTTAAACAACCAAGGTCTTCTGTGATTGCACTAAGAGTAAAGTCAGCAGCACTGTTACCATTTAGTCGCATAATCTTATCACGACAAAATACAATCAATGAGTCACGATAAACTTTAAGGCCAGTAATCTCTGAGTTAAGACCAATGCTACCTGCACCATTAGCGGGATCAAAGTCTGTGTCTGAGTATGGTGCAGTAAAGACTAGTTCAGAACCATTACCAAAAAACAATGTACTCTTAAATAATTCTACTGTGCTTGCACCTTCAACTGCACTGTTACCTGTGCCACTGCCAGTTATATAAGTCATAGCCTGTGTGCTATCAGTGTAGTATGCGGGATAGTTTAAACCATCAACAAACACGATCTTTAAAGCATTGTTAAAGTTATAGCTTACGTGTCTTGCTTTAGTAAACCCAGTATCACTAGCAGTTACAAGAGATGACCAAGCAGGTGTAGCATCTGTTGTGTTAATTAAATAATATACACCACTACGTGCAGCAATAAAACGTTCTTCATCTGCATTTTCTACAACTGCTAATGCTTGTGTTACACCACTACCAGTTAACTGTGCATCATCTAGTTTAGTGTATCCTGCTACTTTACGGTACCCACCATCAAGTGACGGTTCAAAGTTTTGCAGAATAAATGCAGAGCCTACAGCATTCATACCCTGTTGCAATGGGCTAATGTTAGTAACCAAACCACCCGTAAACTGTACAGGGAATGTGGACCAAGCTGTAGTCATGTCTTATACTTTCAATAAACCAAATGTATTTGGATTGCTATACTTTACAGTAGAACGTACATACTCATATGTGTTAATTTGTAGACTACGCATATACTTAATGCCTTGTTCAAACTTTTGTTGAGACAGTTGAGCAGACTGATTGTCACCTCTAAATTGATAGGCATAATACATAGCCCCATCAGTAATTACATGTTTAAACTCTTGTGGTACTGTAGGTACATCATCATATAATTCTAACTCTACAGGATTACGATAATATTCATATACTAGTTCATAAGCTTTATCAGGTGTAGGAAATATAATAAATTCTTGACTAGGTGTTCTACTTACGTATCTTGGTTTACCACGTATACCTGTATCACTATTGTACTCATAGTCAGAATACTTGTCAAGATATTCTTGATATGTAATACTTTGCAATTTTGTAGTTGTGATATTTAAGCTACTATTACGTTTGATACGAAAACTATTCATGTCAATTGTTTTAGCATCATAAGGATACCCATAACGTGTGACACCTGCAGTTAGTATGTCTTCTTCTTCTACGTGATTCCAAGGCCAACCAAACTCTTCGTGATTGATGTGACGAATAGCAGAGTTAACTGAGTCTTTAGCTGTATTATAATAACCTGTAGCTGTAGCAAAGTTAGAACTTGTAAGCTCTACTTCATTGAGCCTACGGTTTACTTCATTTACAAGTCCAAGAAAGTTATATGCCATTATTTTTCCCTTACACGTAGGAATACAGTACGTTCAAATATTAATCCGTCAGAAGTGGTTATTGTGCAATACAGTCTATATTTAATATTATCTGTACCTAAACCCATACGTGCTGTTGCAACACTATCTGTGTTTGTTGCAGATACCAGTTGTATTCCATGTACTACTTGACCACTAGGAACTAATTCCGTTTTAACACCATCTGCATTATCAACCGACCACGTAACACTGTTAATAGTTGCAGGTGTAATAAAACGTGACCAATCAATGCTGTAATCAGCTAGTTCATCTGGGTCTTTGTTAGGCCACTTTAATGACATTATATATTCCTATTATGCTGCACGTACATGTGACATGTTTGTATTAGACGAAGCTGCCGCAATGTATATTGTACGTGGTCTACTGTAGTCAGCTTTAATTGACTCATAGTCAAACTGTACTGCGTTAATTGTTTCATCACCTACAGTAAACGTACCCTGTACACCCACTGGCAATACTACAGCTTGACAATCTGTTGTAACAGTATTTCCTGATACTGTACCTGCTACACCTTTACCTGCTAGACTGATGTTAGCATCCGACTCAACTACAACTTCGTCACCATCTACTAGAAGTGAGTCAGTGATAATCTCTAAGCCAAACCCTACAGGTTGGATAGTTGGGCCAAATCCTGCATCAACAGTAAGGTAAGCAAGGTTAGCTGCATTTACAATGTCTGTAGAAGCATTTGTACCATCAAAGTGTAGTAATGCTAATGTGTCATCATCTACTGCAAAGGCAGAGGTAGGTGGAGTAAAGCCTGTTCCAGTATATTTTGCTACATCAGAAAGTCTTACTTCGTCAATGTAACCATCAAAATCACCAAAACCATTTTTACCTACAGTAAAAGTACCATTGTCTGGGCGGTTAGCAGTAGAACCTGATTCCTCTAATGTTCCGTTAATGTATAGTCTATGAACGTTTCCTTCACGTTCAACCGTAATCATAGTCCAGACATTTGCAGAAACTCTGGTATCAGAAATAAAGAGAGTCGTTGATCCTGCAACAGTACCTTGGACTTGATCTCCTATTAAATAAACACTTAATAGAGAACTTGTACCAGACTGAAATAGTCCTTTATAACCTGTAACGTTGTCAGGTCTAATCCACATATCTACTGTGAAATCACCTGAACTTAAATCAATGTTACTATCAGACTCTACATAATCATCTGTTCCATCTAACAGTAATGATGCAGTGCCAAACTTTTGTTGTGCTGTAGAAAGTTGTGCATCACCCTCTGCTGTAAATGTTGAGAATGAGTTAGAGCTAGTTATATTACCTGTAGCAGATACGCCAGTAATAGTAGGTGTAGTACCAACGCCTAAGATAAATGTTAGGCCATCATCTGCTGCACCTGTACCTGTTACACCTGTTGGTGCAACTACTGCTTCTGCTGCCGCTGTTGCACTACCTGCTGCACCGTTAGCTTGTACACCTGTAAGATCAACATTTGTACGTGAGCTAACATTTGGTGTGCCTATAGCACCTGTACCTGCTACACCTGTAAGGCTAAAGGAAGCATCGGCCTGTTCATAGCTTTCACCAAAGGTAGCTACGGAGAAAGGATTAGTAGAGTAGGCCATAAGTTACTCCTTATGCCGCTGCGTCTACGGATTGAACGCCGTACCAATTGCCACCACCGTCCCTTGTCCAGAACACATAAATGTCAATTTCACCACTTGCTGGTGCATCAGGCGCAGTGCCGCCAGCCCATTTAACTGATGTAGGCCAAGTGATTGTGCCGCCGTTGCCTGTTATTTGCAGAATAAATGCAGTAGAATACCCTGATGTTGGGCTTGTAAATGTAAAAGTGCTGTTGGCATTCATTACACAAGCAAAAGCACCCGCACTATTGACGTTACAAGTAAAGCTACTTCCGACACCTAAGTCATTATAGTCCTCACGGAAACTACCATCGTTAGTGAACACACCGTCATAGGTTATTCTTAGCTTTTCTGTGATGTTTCCTTCGCCATTGTTAAAGGCAGTGTCAACATTATCAGTAACCTTAAAGACCAAAGCAGCAGGGGCATAGGTAAGTGCTGTACGATCAACTGAAATATCAGCCATAACACCAGCTTCAGTTTCATTCCACCAAACTATTCGTTGAGATTGTATGCCAGTGGCAGCACTAGGTGCAATGAATTTTAGATCATCGTCTTTTAATATGTGTGTGTGATCGCCAACACTAATATGACCTGTGTCATATATTGCGTTAGCATTCATATCAATAGCAGTATCAAAGTATGTAAGTGTGCCTCTGACGTAGTTAGTACTACCGTTTGCATAGTTCCAATGTGTATTGGAGCCGTTTCCATTTATGATTGTTAATTCATTATCAACAGTTAAAGAGCCTGTCATTGTGTCATTGGTATCACTACGCAAGAACTGCGAACTGTCTATGCTATCAAGTAGCTGAGAGTTTGCTGCCGTACCCGATGTGCTTAACTTACCATCAAGTGCAGACTGCAAGCCATCTACGTTTGATATAACGTGGTTGTGGCTATCATCTGCAACAGTTGCTGTGATACTTACATTACCACCACCATTAAAGCTAGTGCTTCCTGATACATCACCTGTAAGACTAATTGTACGTGAAGTAGCTAATGCTGTAGCTGTACTTGCGTTACCACTAAGAGCAGCAGTAATAGTACCTGCACTAAAGTTACCTGATGCATCACGAGCTACAACTTTGGATGCTGTGTTATTAGGTGTAGCATCTACGCCAATCGTAAGAGCAGCACCTTCGGAACCTGCAGCACCACCTGTAATGTAGTTGCCTGAAGCCACAGACGTTACGTAGTTACCTGTAGTGTCAGTACCTAGTGCTACAGAATCAGCAGCAATAGTAGTTGCAATAGTTGCGTTACCTGTACCATCTACACCTGTAACGCTACCAGTGACATCACCTGTCAAGCTGATAGTACGACCTGTTTCCCAAGCTGTTGCAGTAGCTGCATTGCCTGTTGTGTCTTGGTTACCTGTAGTGTTAACACCTGGTAGGTTAATACTTGCTGTACCATCAAATGATACACCGCCAATGTTACGAGCAGTCTGTAGGGCGGTAGCTGTAGAAGCATTACCTGTGACTGCACCAGTAACGTTACCTGTGACATCACCTGTTAGGTCTGCTGTTACAGTGTTAAATGTCACATCAGAGCTTGTTTCTACAGCCTGACCAATATTAATACCAGAGCCATCTACAGTAACACCTGTACCTGCATCCGCAGAAAAGACAGTACCTGTTAGTGTAATACCGTTACCTGCACTGTATACAGCAGTAGCTGCAACTTGTGTAAATGTAATATTAGTTGTACCAAAGGTAATAGTACCTTCAGTGTTCATCACATATAATTCACCTGCACCTGCCGCACCTTCTAGTACGAAGAATGCGTCACCTTTACCAAACGAGTTAGGGTCAGATGGGGCATAGCTATCTGTGTCTGTAGAACGGGTTAGTACCCAGTTAGTGCTTGCAGAACCTGTGTTAGTTACAGTGTATACACCGTTCTGTGTAGCATCTGTTTGTTCATAAATAAGTACACGGTCATTTGTGCTTAGTGTAACACCATCAATGACTAGTGCAGCTTGTGTGCTGTTGTTAGTAAGTGTAGCACCTACACCTGCAGTACCATTGTCGTAATCAGCACTTAGGTTACCTTCACGCTCAACACGTACTGGATCGTGGTAGTGCAAACCTGCAGCAGCAATTGTGTCTACGTACTCTTTTGTCGCAGCTTGTAATGCAGTCTGTGGATCACGATTAAGCTCAAGATCACCATCAGCATTAAAAAATGCAGCTTTACCTGCAGGTTGTGAAATAAACACTTCAGCTTGTGCAGTAAGGTTAACGGCACTTCCTGAGTTAGAACTTGCTAATACGGTAGTACGAGCTAGGAGTGATGAACCTTCTGTCCATGTTCCTAGCCCGACTTCCCAGTTATTAGTGCTAGGCTCAAAGATACTGTAGTAAGTAGTATCACCGTCAGACAAAGCAGCAGCAAAAGTCTGGAAGCCATCTACTGTACCATTCAGGGTAAGCGTACCTGTACCTGTAGTGGTAGTTGTTTGTTTTACTCTGTCTTTAATTACGAGAGCCATAGTCTATGCTCCTATTAAGCGATACGAATGATAGCGTTTGATGCGTCTGCAGTTGGGAACTGGATAGTATAGTCACCGTTTGTAGATGTTTGTGTTCCACCAAAATCAATCACTGCGATTGCTTTGTTTGAAGCAGATGCATTGTAAAGAATACAACCGTCTGCAGAAATAGTTGAAGAGGTAAATACCTCATCGTCAATATCAACGATAGCTGTTGTGCCATCTACTGATATAGTAACGTTGTCTAGTAATTGTCCACCTGCTGAATAACCTGTACCTGTAGCTTCGTCAGAGTTACCTGTTACATCAGAGTAGTTAGTAGTAGTTGCGTCATATGTGCCTGTAGGAGAGGCTTTAATCAGGGCCAAATAAATATTATGGGTATCCAAATCATGAGTACCACCCAAAAGTTCTGATTTAAAGCTCGTACACATTGCTGTTGTGATAGCCATTTTTTGGAGTCCTTCCGTTAGATAAGCTTAGAGGGGCCATTAAATAACAGCCCCTCAGAGTATTTTAATTATGCAAGTGTGTCACGGTCAACTTCTGCTGCGCCACGAGTTGCCTCGTTAACGTCAACAACAATTGCCCACACTCGTGCAGTAGCTGCTGCAGGTGACCCAGTAATAGCTGCAACTGCATCAATTGTATCTTCTGATGCAATAACTGCTTGAGTTTGAGTACCATACACAAACGTACCTGCCGCCGCCGCATCTATAGATGTAGCAGCCATAAAGGTTGTAGTTTCATCATTAATTGCAACGGTATAAGCAGATACATCGTCAATAGCATCAATCAATTCAACACCTGCTGCAAGAACAAGTGTACCTGCTCCTACAGTTGGTCCTGCAACTCGGCCTGATGCTGTTGGAAGTTCAATTTCCTTCTCAACCATGTATGCTTTTGACAACAAAGAAGTAGATTTACCCATTGTTCAATCCTCCCTTACGCCAAGTTATATGCTGCAGTAACGATTGCTTCTGGGCGAAGAATCTTGCGACCGTATAGGTGCATACCACGAACAATATCTGCAAATGAGTCAGGGTCACGATATGTTTCAGTTTTGTTGATCTGCTCTGCAGTTGCAACGGCTGAATCATGACCTGCTACGATAACACCAAAGTTAGAAGCGTTTGAGCCACCAACAGTTGATGAACCTGTACCTAGTGAAGGTAGGTTGTTTGAAGTGTAAACACGGAAGCCGTGTAGGTTTGACACTGACAACCCGTTCTGTAGTCCTGAACCACCGAAGTCGGCGTTCAATAGACGTGAATCTTCGTCTTTCAAGACTTCCATGAATACTGGGTCCACAACGATCCAACGACCTTGTGTATCAACATTCTGTTGGTCCATCAAACGAGACATACGTGCAAGAATTTGCAACGGGAATGCGTTACCTGCAGTTGCAGATTTCGCAGCAGTAGCACCACCTGCACGAGGCTCAATACCAATTGAACTGTTGGCTGAACCTGCAGTACCTGATGTGTTTGTAAAGTCAGATGCGTCTAGTGACATAGAAGCCAATAGTTCCGCACCAACTAGGTTAGCACCATCAGAAGCAGTATCAATAGCCTTTGTGCCGTTTACAGTAGTGTTAACTGTGCTTGCATTTGCATGAAGCGCAGCTTGTGCAAAACCAGATAGGTATCCAAGAACTTCTTGGTCCATTTGGTCTGCCAAACGATATGCCGCACGATCAGATGCCAAGCTTTGGAAATTGACGTGACTATGAGCTTCCTCAATGTCGTCCACTTTGAACGCAAAGTAGTTAGCTTTGTCAATGGTCAATGAGAAATCCTCATCATCCAAATCTTGTGGTGTGATCTGTGTACCACGATCGTATTGTTTCACGGTGATCTCAGGTTCTTTAATGATTTTAACTGAATCACCCATGTTTGCAATCTCTCCGAAATAATCAGAGTTTGTGATTGCTTCAACAACAGATGCCTTGCGGAATGCAAGTTGCACCTGTTTGGAATAGATTACTGGACTAAAATTACCATTGGGTAAATTGCCGTAACCCGATGCTGATGGAAATGCCATAACATTTTCTCCTTAAAGCATAAACAGATGCTAAACACACAGAGTACTATATAGGAGGCTAATCGTTTATGGGTGCGTAGAATATAACACTTGGCCTTTGTGCTACAACTACGGGCCATACGTATTAGGTAAGTCCGTAAGGTCTGTTGTTTGCGTGGGGAATATACGTCAGTATGGGTGTCCTATTGGGGCCACACTAACATATGATACATATAGTTATATCATAAATAACTATAATGTCAATACTTTTTACCTAGCTGAACCAGATAAATCGTAAATAAAGTTTCCAGTGCGAATAGATTCCATGATCTCATCAGATCGTTTTTCGTATTCTTGTGGAGACATCTTCTGTACCTCAGACTCTTTGATAGCCATTCCCGAAGTATCTGACTGAGGTTTGCTACGTTGATTCCGTGTTTCCACAGAACGTGCAGCATCTTTTGATGTGGATTTAGTTTTTTTAATACCACGATCAGATTTGTACAGATCAATTGCACGAGCAGCAGAACGTGCGTCATTGTCATTTTCATACAATGCATCTTGTACCCATTTAGGTTGTTCCTCTGCCCAATCATGAAAGTCATCACTATCACGAATAGTGTCAAAGTCTGGGTGCAAACGCATTAACTCTGCTTCAGCTTTTTCACGTGCTGCAGTCTCACGCATTTCGTCTACTGCTTTTACACGATCTTCCAAATCTGCAGCTTGTTCTTTTGCCTTTTTAATTGCAATAGTTTCAACAATTGCTGCTACATCTGGATACTTAGTTGCCCAAGCTTCAATGTCTTCGTCTGACTTAGGTAGTCGGATTTCTTGTTTTGTTGCTTGGTTAAGCTGTTGCTCAAGTGCCTTAATACGATCTTCGTATTCTTTTTCTTTTGTTTGCTGATGTCGGCGTAGATCACCATAACGTTTCTTAAAGCTACGTTCTTCAGCATTTGCAGGTTCAGCTTCTTGTGGTTCTTGTTCCACTGCTTCACCTTTTTGTTCAGCTATTAGCTGTTCAAGTTCTTCTTCTTCTTTTTGGATTCGTTCTTCGTTTGTATATTTACGATTGGCAAAAGCCACTTTCTTTTGAGGCTGCATTTCTTCAGCCATAATTGTATCTGACATTATCTGTCCTTTTTACTAGGGCCACCGTAGCCTGTTGGTAGGGGGATGGGTAGCTAGTCATATTGGTGGTTATTATTTTTTACGGCTTGCAAGTCCACCTTTTTTGAAGCCTGTCTTAATACCCTTGGATTGCTGTTCAAGTTTTTCTTTAATTTTAGCACCTTCGGATTTTATTTTATCTACTTCAGCTTGTGATGCTCCACCTGCTTTTGCTTTAGAAGCAACTTCTGCAGTTTTTTGATCTGCAGTTTTTAAAGATTCAGTTGCTTTTTCTTGCATTGTTTTTTGCATTTTATCTGCAAAACTTGGGCCATCGTCGTCTTTATCTTTTCTTGGCTTACGTCTTTGCTGTCCTGGTTGATACGCAGTAGGTGCAGGAGTTGTAGGTGCAGATGGTTCATCATCACGTCCTCTGCCTCTACTTGATGATTGTGCTAGTTTATTTGTTAGCTCTTCAAGTGTAGTACGGGGATCAAGTTTTTCATACACACTACGTCCAGTAATAGAAATAGGACTGCGTAAATTTCCTATATAATCTTGTACCTGTTGTGTTACAGTTGATGTAGTAGACATTTCAGGTGTATATGCTTCTACTGCTAATGGACCAAATGCTGCTTTTGTCTGATAGTCTGTAATAGTAGGTGTTTGAGTACCTTCTTCTTGTTGTTTGGCTTTTCTGGCTGCTTGCTCTGCGTTATCAAAACCCCTAAAATTATTATAGAAAAGTTCATCGTTTTGAGCCAGAACTTCCCCTTCATTAAAATCTGACGTAGCATTTGTTTCAAGTGCTGTGCCTGTAGTTTCACGAATACGTGCACCTTGTTCTGCCATGTCTCGTATCTCTGTTGGAGATGGTGGTGTTTTAGGTGCTGATATAGGAGCTTGATCTTCAAACGGTATAGTTTCAACAGTTTCTGGTGCTACAGGTGCAACTGGTGTAGCAGGACCAACTTCTAGTTGTTCTCCAGATTCAGGAATAGCCTTTACTGCCTCTAATATTTCTTCACCCGATTTAGGTTCTAGGTTACCAAACGAAAATGCTCCCTTTGGTACATCATCATCAGGTGAACCTAATTTGTAACCTTTAGCAGCAAGTTCATTTAAAACTTTTTGTTGTGTGTTTGTAGTTTTATCGTCAGGTTCATCTGGGTCTTGTGTAGCACCAAGACCTGCTCCTACTTTAGCAGTTACTTTTTCTGCTTTAGATAAACCAAGAGCATCTGTAACTGTTCCTGTAATTTCATCAATTACTTTAGCAAGTATACCTTTACCTTCATCTGTTGTCAAACGTGTTTTTATTTTTTCTAGTGCATCTAACTGCCCTTTAATAGGTGTCTTACGTGCTTGTGCAATTTTTTCGTCAAGCATGTCTACAATTTGTTTCTTTTGTTGTTTACTAGCAAGAGCAAGCATACCACCTAATAATGGATTAATTGCAACACCGATACCTGCAGCTACATTCCCATACGTGCTTGCTTTCTCTGCCTCTTTGATCCACATGTCTAGTGCTTTACCATCAGTGGCTGATGTGTCCATTCCAAAGCCACCCGCTTTCTGGAACTCTGACGGTTCTGGTGGTGGTGTTCTATCATCGTCACCACTATCAACTGGCGCAGCTTCTGCTTCAGTCTCTGTAGGCATTTGACCTGCAGGGAAATATCCCGCAGGAATTGGGTATACTGGCTCACCACCCAAGAATGGGATAAACAGGCTATCACCTGCTTCGTTTTTATATTCACGTACATCTTGATCTGACGGATCAAACATAGGTGTTACGAAAGTACCTTGTTGAGCATGGATGACACCACCCCGTGCTTTCTTCTGTGGCTCTTCCTCTTCTTCTTCACCCTCAATAATAATCAAGTCCATCATACCAAATGGCATATCATCAGGCAGTACAGCTTCATCACCATTACCCATCTGACCCATAGCTTCCATCTGTTTCAAGCCTTGCTTGGCATCTTGACGAATACGCATTAAGTTTTCAAGACCAATGTAACGTACTACGTCTGCAGGAAAAACAAACTCACCTTCACTGAGCATGGCAGGAATATCGTCACGTACCTCTTTACGTGTACTACCTACAGGTACTTCATTGCCCGATTCTTCATCAACCATGCCACCTTCATCACGAAGGCCACCGTCTTCAAAGAGTTCCATTTGTTTTTCTAGCATGGGAGTACCACCTTTATTAAGTCTTTTTCCAGAAAAATAATTTATAAACTCTTCTCTAGTAGGATTTTTTTCATTAAGAAAATTTAATATTTCTTTTGAGGTTGCCTTTGAAGGAATAGGCTCTGCTGCAGATTTATTTTTTTCAAACATATATTCTATTTGAGGCATAGATAATTCTTTACCGTCTTTAAATGTAATTATATTTACTTCTTTACCATCGTATTCTTTGGAAGACAAATCCCAAGAAGGTTCCATTTCTTTATAGATACCTTTTTTCATTTCAGGTTCTTCTAAACTATGACTACGATCTCTAAAAAGTTCCATTTGTTCTTCCATAGTAATTTCCTTATTGAGATTTTAATACTTCATCTCGTAGTAACTTCAGCCTACGTAACTGATAGATAGCACCCTGTGCTCTATGAACTGCAACAAGTTCACTAGTTTGTTCCATTGCACGATGCTGTTGTGCAATTATTGTGTCTATGTAGTCTTCAAACTTAGCCCATTGGGCTTGGTTGCTGACCAGACCCTTGAGCTTGTTGAGGTGCTCCCTGTCCTGCATTACCACTAAATCCTTGTTCTTGCGGTGTTGGTGCTTGGCCTACGCCAATGTTACCGCCACCTGCTCCCGATGTATCCATTGGGTTTGCCCCTGCAGGTGCAGGTGCTCCCTCTGGCGTTGGCTGTTGTGCTTGCATACCTTTCATAAGTTCTGCTTGCAATGCAGCCTCGTCCATATTGTTAGTTACTTTGTCGGGATCAAGGTCAAGAGACTTTGCAATCTCACGAATAATGTATTGGAACTTAGCAAACGGTGCAAGTGCAGGGTTGGATGATACTTGCAAGAATTGCATTAGTCGTTGACTACGTACTTCGTTAGCCATCAGACTTTCAGTTCCACGTGCTTTAACTTCTAGGTCACCACGCATTTCTGGATCAAAGTCAAACTGCATATTAAAGCGGAATAGACCTTCGCCCATTGGACGTAGTAAGTAGTCGTCAATGTTTTTTATTACATTTTTGATACCGCCACTGGCAGCACCCATTAGCATACTGATACCACTAGCTGTACGGCCTACACCTGACACACCAGTTTGCCCGTGTGCAAATGATGGGAAACCTGTGGATTCATCAGCTAGTACTCGTGCCTTGTCAAATAGTTGTAAGTTCTCACCTGCAACATTCGGGAACTTAGTGCCAAAGATAGCTTGTCCTGGTGCACCACCTTGTCTACGGAATACTTTGCCTGGGTATACTGATAAGTCTTGGCCTGGAACTAGGTTAGTTTCATCAACCTCAATCAATAGGTTACCAGATAATACAGCATTGTCAACAGCCATTCGCATGAAACCATTCATCAAGGTTTGCGTATCGTCCATATTTTCTGCAATACCAACACCAAAGAATGAGTATGGGTTTAGTTCATACGGTACAGCTTGATATGGAATACGTGCAGGTTTGAATGGGTTGAGGACCATGCGAATTAGTTTGCCGTTACAAATCCACACGTTTGCTTGTAGTTCATCAAATGCTGTTAGTTCATCTGGAATGTCTACACCTTGCTCTTCAAGCATCTCAGTGTCAACCATACCCCAATACTCTAGGACTTCGTAACGTTCA